ATATTTCATTAGAATCCTCCATTCAGAATACTTTCTCTAGTCTGAATCTCTGTCTCTTGGAATGTAACTGTAAGATCAATCTCTACTGGTTCACCACCATTATCACTAAAAAAGGCTGGACCAGATGCGCCATAACTAGTATTTACTGAGGTACAATAAGCTTTTGCAAATTTAATCATTTGAGAATCATTACCTCTTCTGGTAACAAAATCAACTTGAAACACATTTGGAAAAGTAAAAGCTGCTGATTGACCAGTAGAACCAATTGAAGGATATGCATTTGCTCTTATAGTTTTAATCAATTCATAAATTGTATTTGATTCTTGTCTATTAGTTGGCATCAATTTCCAAGTAAGAGATAATTGTCTAAGAGCTGGAGACTTAAATAGCATTTCTGTTCTTGGGTTTCTAGCAACACCAGATCTTAATCTTACCTGTTGGCCAGCACCAGTTCTTTGGGCCAGTTCGCCAGCGCTGGCAGCAATAAACCCAGCTCCCATATTTTTCAATCCTTCCCCATATCCACCACCTTGCTGATTAGCCTGAGCGGCCGCTTCTGCTGCTCCAAAAAGTGCGCCAGCAAATAAACCTAGATCTTGATTATCGTATTGCAATCCATCTGAATATTGAATTGATGATGGTGCATACAAATATATTTGAGCTATACTATCTTCAATACTACCAGCAATTTCTCTATTAGCTATTTTTTCACCGAGTTCAGTAAGAGTACCATCTTCATTTTGAATTAGTTTTTTGTAACTCATTGCTGTGTCTGGATTAGCCCCAGATTGAACTACAGCTCCTAACACATTATATCTTTCTAATATAGATATACGTGTAATTACCGGATGTTTTTGTTTCAAATCACCCGGATAAATAAATTTTTGCGCTGCTGGTTTAGAATCTTTTTTTCCAATTCCTGGTTCTGGCATAGTGCTACACTCAACTGTTAAAATTATCTGCTGTTATTTATATGACTTACAAAGGCCGTTACAAGGTAAAGAACATCGCAAAATACAAAGGTAACCATAAAGAAGTGGTCTATAGATCGTCATGGGAGCGTGCAGTTTTTCGATTCCTTGATAATAATGATGGCGTAAAAGAGTGGAGCTCAGAAGAATATGTTATACCATATCGTTGTGCTACCGATAAACGCATTCATCGTTATTTCGTAGATATTTATTTCAAAGACTCAGCAGGGCAGCAATGGTTAGTAGAAATCAAACCTAAGAAACAGACTGTCCCTCCAGCTACACCAAAACGAAAAACTAAAAGGTATCTCAATGAGGTGATGACTTATATTAAAAACGAGTCTAAATGGAAAGCAGCAAATGCTTGGTGCGAAAATAGAGGATATAAATTTGCAATATGGCATGAAGATACTTTGAAGCAACTTGGCATTAAAATCCTCAAAGGATAGAGTATAAATAACAGTATGGCTGAAAGTTTTTTTGACAAATTACAAATACAAGCTTACAGAGCTGGACTCCAGCCACGGACAAAAGAGTCTCAAGACTGGTTCCGTGATAAGCTTAAAAATATGAGGAACATCAATAGGCAAAGACTATTGAAAGATCCTACGGTTACTCGTACTCAAAGACCGCGTATGGGTGACATGTATATGTTTTTCTATGACCCAAAGCATAAAGACACTCTTCCATACTATGATACGTTTCCCCTTATCATCATGGTTGAAAGAGCACCAGGCGGATTTTACGGTTTGAATTTGCATTATCTTCCACCTGTTCTTCGTGCAAAGTTATTTGATGCATTGTCTCTTACTAACGATAAGTATGATGAGTCGACTCGTTTTAAAGCAAGATATAGAATGCTTAAAAGCGTAAGAAAGCTTCGTTATTTCAAGCCATGTTTTAAGCATTATCTAACAGAACATATTGAATCGAGAATAGCAAAGGTTGAACCTACAGAGTGGGAAGTTGCGATGTTTATGCAAACGCAAAGATTTAAGAAATCAACAGCCTCGAACATTTATCGTGATTCTAGACAGAAATTGAGGGCATAATATGGTATTACCAGCTAGTATTGATACATTAAGAAGTACACTTGGTAAACGACAAGGCGTTGCAAGACCAAATAGATTCTCAATCTATATGCCTTTGCCTTTGATTTCTATCAATCCTGGTTCAATTTTAACTAATATTGCATCTGGTGGCGGATTTAATCCTATGTCACTTTTGAACGATCCAAGAGATATATCTCTTTTGTGCGAAAGTTGTACACTACCAGGACGACAAATTGCAACCACAGAACACATGACAAGATTAAAAGCAATTAAGAAACCGTATGGTTATATCAATGATGATGTAACCTTTTCGTTTTTGCTTACTAACGATTATTATATAAAACAAGTCTTTGATGATTGGACTAATAAAGTTATTGATTTCGACGGAGGCACTGTAAACTATAAAGATGAATGTGTTTCTGACGTAACAATTCAACAACTAGGACCAGACAATATTCCAATTTATACCTGTACGTTAAGGAATGCGTTTCCGGTTACTGTTTCTTCTGTTGAATTATCGAATACTTCTGAAAACGCTATAGCAAGAATAAGTGTTACTATGGCGTATGATGAGTGGGGCGACGGTGCTAGTTTGGCTGGAACCATACTTGGTATTGTTGCAAATAAATTATTATCTTAATGAGGAGTGAATGATGGCGCTGCCACAACTTAATACTGTAAAATACGATATGGTGATTCCTTCAACGGGTCAACAAATTAAATATCGACCTTTTGTTGTAAAAGAAGAAAAGGTACTATTAACAAGTTTAGAGTCTGGTGATTCTAAACAAATTACAAACGCAATGAGAGATCTTGTGCAAGTATGTACGTTTGAATCAGTAGACGTAAAAAATCTTGCAATGTTTGATCTTGAATATATTTTTCTAAAATTGAGAGCAAAATCAGTTGGTGAATCTGCTGATATTACTCTTCAATGTACAGCTGAAGATTGTGAGCATATGACACCAGTCAATATCAATCTTGATCAAGTAGAGCTCCAAGGAAATCCACAAGGAAAAACTACTATTGAGCTTACTGATGAAGTTGGTGTTACTTTGATTTATCCTACAGTCGAAAAAACAGAAAGAATTTTGGCTGGTGCACAACTTAATGGTACTATGGACGTTGCTGTCGGCATGATTGCAGCTGCGATTGAATCGATTTATGATAAAGAAAATGTTTATCCAGCAATCGATTCAACACCACAAGAATTAGTAGACTTTATTGATTCATTGAATAAACAACAATTTGACAAAATTCAAACATTTTTTGAGAATTTTCCGAAACTAAAACAAGAGGTAGATTTTACTTGTGAAAAATGTAATAAACAAAACCATATTGTCCTGGAGGGCCTAAACGATTTTTTCGTATAGCTCTTTCTCATAACACATTGGAATCAATGTTTAGGACCAACTTCGCTATGATGCAACATCATAATTATTCTTTGGCTGAGATTGAGAACATGGTCCCGTGGGAAAGAGATATTTACGTGGCTCTGTTAATGCAATATGTTGAAGAACAAAATGATCACTTACAAAGACAACAAAACGTGCGGAGAAGGTAATGGGAGAAGATATTAAAGAAGCAGGTTTCCATCCAGCAGACACTAATGGCGATGGAATGGTAACAAGCGATGAGCAAAAAATGTATCTTGAGTTCAAACGTAAAGAACTTGAAGATGCAGACGCGAGAAGAGATGCAATGAGATATATGACATGGTTCGCTTTGTTGGGTATATTCAACTATCCAGGGGCGATTTTGATTACAGCAATGCTAGGTTATGATACAGCGGCGAATATTATCGGAGATATTGCTCCAACTTACTTCGTTGCCACTTCAGCAATTGTTGCCGCATACTTTGGTGCTAACGCATACACAGATAAGAAAAAATAAGAGATAAAAAATGGCAGAGCTTCAAGATCTCATAAATCAACTTAAAGAAAGTAGTGGCGAACAAAAATCGCAATTACACGAAGTTGAGCGTCATACTCGAAATTCAAGACGTCATTTGCTTGAAATGAAAAAAGAGATTTTTAGGCTCTCTGAAAATATTGCTATAATGTCGGCAATTGAACCTCCAGAACTTCCAGAACCTGAAACTGAAGGCGAAAAAACAGAACAACGCCGTGAAGATCGTAAGTTTGAAGAAAAACAATTAGCAGTTCTTACTAAAATAGCAGATGGTATTACAGGGCTAAGTAAAGGTGGTGGCTCTGGCAGTGGTGGTGGAGGATTCCTAAAAGGTCTAAAAGGTTTAGGCCTTGGTGGAGCACTAGCTGGCGCTGGTATTGGATTAGGAGCTGCTGGAGCAGGCATTGGTGCATTCTTTATGGGTCTTGCTGGTGCTGAAGCTATTATGGCTAAATTTGGTAGTGGCGATAATCTTAAAAAACTTTTAATAAATTTAGGCGAAGGCCTTGATAGTCTATCAGACAGAAGTTTAACTGCTCTTGCTGTAGCATTGGGCGCAGGTGCCGCAATTGGTGCTATTCCTGGATTATCAGGTGCCGGTGCTGGTATGGGCATTGCTTGGATTGGTGTTGGTATTGGAGCTTTCTTTGCTGGTCTTGCTTTAGCAGATAAAGGTATGTCATATCTTAAGACAGATATGGGTGCTTTAAAACGAGCTGCTAAAGGTCTGAATGATACTATTGGAGTACTAGATGAAAAATCATTTAAGGTGGTTGCAACTTTAATTGGTGTTGGTGCAGCCGGTGGCGCGCTCTTTGGTCCAACTAAAATGGCCGGAGTTGCGGCTGGTATTGGCCTTGTAGGTCTTGGAATTGGATCATTCTTTGCTGGCCTATCAGTTGCTGACGCTGCTGCAAATTGGATGTCAGTTGATGGATCAAAATTAGCAACTCAAGCAAAATATCTAGCCGAAGGTATCACTGCACTTGCGGCTGATCCAAAAGTATTTAATACCATTGGTGGTCTTATAGGTGGTGGCGCAGCGGCAGCTGCACTTTTTGGGCCAAGTACCGTAGCTAAAGGAGCAGTTGGAATGACTGCTATTGGTATGGGTATTGGTGGTTTCTTTGCTGGTTTGGCTCTTGGAGATAAAGCTGCTTCATGGCTTGGCGTTGATGGCTCAACAATGAAGAAACAAATGCAAAACTTAGCCGAAGGTCTTGGATCATTTAGTAATGGAAGTTTA